ATCCAGAAGGACGTGCTGAACACCTTCCGCAAAGAAGGCCGCGCCGACATCCGCGTGACACCAGTCAAGTAATCAACTCGGGGGCTTTGGCCCCCACAAGGAAAACACTATGACATACGGACAATTGCGCGAAACCTGCACCAACAAATTTAAGGGGTACGACTCCAACATGTGTGCCCATGCATTGCAAGACTGCCATACCACTTTGCAGGTGAACAACCACCTGCCAACCGACGATCCCTACTACATCAAATTGTGGGCAGAGATCGATGCCATCCGCGAACGCCAAATGAAACTTGCCAAAGGAGCCCTAGCATGAAAGTCAAAACAACCGCACACATTCACTATTGCAAGTACGAATGGGATGAAGAAGGCCAGTTTGAGGTTCTTAGCTTCAAAGCTGACGACGACAATTACCGCACCTATGTCTGCGAACAACAAATCGAAATTGACGTGCCAGAAGACTATGATCCACGGGCACAAAAAATTGCCGCATTGGAAAAGCAAAAGCAAAAGGTCATGGCCGAATACCAGAAGACCGTGACTGAGATCAATGAGCGTATCAGTAAACTGCAAGCCATTGCATATTCTGAATAAGGGATTTTCATGAGCAAGATCACTTTGCCACCGCACTCAAAGATCAGCTACCCCAGCATACCTACTGCCGAATTCAAATGGAGTAGCGGGTCTGACGTGCAGGCCATCTGGCGAAAACATGGGTGGGTGCCACCCAGCGCCAATATGCCTCCACCACCACCAGAAAAGCCAATTGACATTCCGTTTTCCAATGTGAGGAAATTCAAATGACCGAGAAAAAAGAAATGAGCCAACTGGCCCGGCAACTGTTGGGTGGTTCAGGCGCGGTGACATTCTTCACCCAAGCTGAGTTCGACGATGCCATCACCATCGCCAAGGCCGAGATCATGACGGTGGCAATTTAGACCAGCAAGCGGGTCATCATGATTGAGCGTCAGGCATGCGCTGACCTTGTTATGGCCTTTGCTGACCACGAAGATGAGGGTGAGGTAGTCACAGCCCTTAGAACGGTCGCTCAGGCCATTCTGAACCGTATACCAAGCCAGAGACAATGATGGACGACAAAACCATAAAAGCCATCAGCAACGCCATTGATGCCAATGAGGCATACCTGCACGCTAAGATGAAAGCCTTGATTGACGAGCACGACATGCAGGTTGCCCTCAACGTTATGGTCAACCTGAGCACTTCCCTGCTGGCAAAAGCTTTGCTATTGGCAAAGGACGAGATAAGCCGCGCAGAAATCGCTTATATAGCGGCCATGCAGGTGGAACACAAACTGGAGGAGGGTGAGGTCATCTTAGAGACTGCGACGACCATCCACAAAGCCATGGGCAAAGGCCAAACCTGCCAGCCAAGGCCGATCAGAAAAGACTAGGGTAAACACCTAAACAATCAAGACTCTAACTTCGTGTTAGAATTCTCTCACGGTCAACGAGATCGGTTTAAAAGGAGATCAACATGAACATCATCGAAACAGTCACAGCACGCATCGAAGAGTACCGCACCACCAACAAACAGCCTTGCAAGAACTACGCAACACAGCAGGCCGCAGAGAAGGCAACCGCCGCCGCTTCCAAAGCCGCAGGCACCTACTTCGACAAAGAAGCCAAGCCTGCTCGCTACGTTGTGTTCTTCATTCCCGCATGGAACCGCTGGGTTGGCGCATTAGACTACAGCGAGATGTTCAGCCGCAAAACTTGCATGGGTGGTTACGTCGGAGCAGTCGCAGGCTTTTACACCTACTAAAGTCAAAAGATGAGAACACATCAGCAATTACTGGCCGAGATCAAAATGCGGAAGGAGCAAGGGCTCCCCCGCATTGAACTGACAGCCGAAGAGCGTGCCGAGCAGTTTGGCGACACCGCTTGGGCAGATTGCGATCCTTATGCATACGAAAAGGGACTGGTCGAGCGCATGGAGCAGGGCTTGCCAATGTCGATTGCCGACAAGCGCCGCGCCAAACAATATCTCAAACAATCTAATTTTGTGTTATAGTTCTTTCACTGCAATGACGCAGGTTTAAATCAGGAGATCAACATGTCAACAGAACATATCGAGCACCCCGTAGCATATGCAAACGCCGTCAAGCGCAACATTCTTTTCAACGCACGCAAAACATGGTTGGCTAACAACCCTCGCGCTCTTGAAATCCTTGAAGCTTCCGAGGCTGGCCGCGAATACCGCAATGGCAACGTGATGTACAAAGACGATTTCATGGGCTCCATGGCCTATGCTCTTGACACCTTTGGTAAGTTATCCCCTAAGCAGTGCGAGGCCGTCTTGAAGGGTATTGATGCCCGTGCCGCACGTCGCGCAGAGTGGGCTGACAAGAAGGCCGCTATAGACGCTACACGCGAGCACATTGGCACCGTGGGCGAGAAGACCACCATCACCATCAAGGTTGTTCACATTGTCGTTCTGGACGGCACCTACGGCACCAACTACATCAACATCTGCGAAGATGAAAACAACAACACCATCATCTACAAAGGCAAAGCCAATGGCTTTCCTGACAAGGGTGAGACAGCCACCATCATAGCCACCATCAAAGAGCACGGCGTGCGTAATGGCGTGAAGCAAACAGTCATCCAGCGCCCCAAAGTCATTTCCACAGAGGTGACAGCATGAAGCGCACATACATCAAAGCATTCAACGCCCTCAAGAAGCTGGGCGTACCTGTGTACACCCGTGACGACATGGATGGTCGTTTCCAGATCAGCGCTGAGGAGCCCGATTCGTACAAGTGGGCTGACTACTACGATGGGTACCTACAACCCAATTGGATATTTGGAGTCAACCCAAAGATTGACGCAGTCCTGAGCAAATGTGGTTTGCATGCAGAGTGGATCAATCCCGGTGAACTTGGCGTGTACGAGAATTAAGGAGAACAACATGGAAGACTTTGAACCAATGATCAAAATGGCTGTTAACAGCGCCGTCCACGCACAAAGCTTGATGGCCTACTGCGACTACATTGCCCACATCATTTCAGGCAAGCTGAGGTCACATGACAGCGAAGGCTTGCTTCAAATAGTTGGCCGACCCAAGTACGACATGAGCCCGGAAGGCAAGATTTTGAGCGCAAAGAAGACCATCACGGTACATGACGTGTTTGGCAAGGAATACCGCATCACCATAGAGGAAGTTAAATGATCTGCGAAATCACAGTATTCACCTTCCTGACCATTGGTGCCCTTGCCATAGGCTTACTGGCTGGTTGGCTTGGTGGCTTTGTCCACGGCATTTATTGGAGAGGCAAATGAAAAAAGAAGAGATTGACGAAATGATGAGCCATTTACCCAGCCAGCGGCCACCAGAATCCATGTGGTCAAAGATTGTGATTGGGATGTGGTTTGTCATGATCCTGATCCTGTGCGCCTATGCCCCTGATATTCGTTACACCCCTGACATGCAATACAACCCTGAGGAGATCACCTGTGTCCGTATCCCGAAAAGCTACGACTAAGCCAGCCGCCAAGAAGGCACCAGCCAAGAAGGTAGCAAAGAAGGCACCACCACGCCTGCTGGTAGCCAACAAGTCTGTGGCGCAGGCACCAGCCAATCAGATGTTCTCAATGCCCACAGAGGTCAAAGAATGGATTGAGCGTGCCAACAGCACCATCCAGCACTTAAAGGGTAAGGTTGAGCGGCTGGAAACCGAAAACAAAGAACTGAAGGCATACCAGAAGTTTGCCGAACAACGAATCCTGAGGAGTGAACATGAGTGAAGGCCCAGAATGCCAACAAAACCGCATACCAACCACCATGAGCTTCAAACCACCGAAGCACGACAGCAAGCTAACCTTCTTGAACCAAGACGGCGATGAAGTAGGTGTACTGGATTTCAACGGCCCCGGACTGGCATTTGAGGGAAATGCTGAGGAGAGTGCAATTGTCTTCATGACATGGGTGGGAGAGAAGTTCAAACAGCGTTTGGAAAAAGAATATCAACGTGGATACAGAGAAGGGAAGAAACAATGAAACCAACACCAAAACTACGATTTGTTGAGCGAGAGATATTTGTGCCATTTCAAGATTACAAAGACGTAGTGCAACCAAAAACTGTTCGCATCCTTCAGCAGTGGTGGGAAGGTAAAACATGGAACTCTGACAAAGACCAAATTTTAGATGGCGAATGGCGTGATGTGCCTTTGGAGGCAGAATGACACACAAATGGCTAGAGATCACGGTCAAGCTGATCGGCGAAGACTACAAAGAAAACGTAGAGGTTTACACCCAACGGCTTCAAATTGACTATGTCCACACACAAAGGCCAGAGTTGGTGACTGAGGTCATCGCAGTAATAAACGGTTTGGGCATGCCAAGACAAGTAGGCACCCTGATCCGCGAAAAAGATGTGAACGAAGCATTCGACAAAGAATACGCTCTTCACAAGAAGAGGAGTTAGATAGTAAACTCACGTCCTATGCGCTGAAACGACTGCGCGACAAAGGACTGGAATATGACCGATGAAAACAAAATACCTCAATTCTTGAATAAACAATTCAAATCTATTGGGAGGGACTATGGCAACAGGTAATAAAGGCGCAGGGAGGCCAGCAGGAAGCCCAAATAAGGCCACTTCGGATGCAAGGCAGGCCATAGCATCATTTGTGGATGGAAACGCCTACAGGCTCACTGAGTGGCTTGATCAGGTAGCCAACGGTGTGAAGGTGCTGGAGATAACCGATGACGGTGAGCCCATTGAGAAGTACGTGGTGCCACCCAACCCGGCTAAGGCGTTCGACATGTTCCAAAGCGTAGTCGAGTACCACATACCTAAGCTGGCGCGGTTGGAGCACTCAGGCAGTGACACCAACCCGGTGGTGATCGAGCACAACGTGAGCGTGTTCGGTGAACTGCTCAAATCTATCAAGATGAGCCGACAGGCAGGGGAGTGACCATGGCACAGTACCGCAAGAAACCCGTGGTGGTCGAAGCTGTTCAATGGCTTGGGCACGAGACCCACCCAAAAGTCAGCACAATGCCCAGAAAAGACAACGAGCCAGCTACCGGGTGGATTCACACGCTGGAAGGCCAAATGCAGGTCACGATTGGTGACTGGATCATCACAGGCGTAAAGGGCGAGCACTACCCATGCAAGCCAGACATCTTTGAAATGACTTACGAGGTCGCAGAATGATTCACTACACACCAGAAGGCCACCACATCAAGCTGGGCCTGAACTTCAGCCGAGCACCGGGCGGCTTTCGTTTGCTGTGGGCTTGGTATGACTTCGCCACCAACACGGCCACCACCTACCGCCTGAGGGTGCGCCTGCACATGGCACCCCGCATCTTGTGGGAGACCAAGAAGTGGAACGTGATCGACAACTACCTGATGATCAATGACCTTGAGTTGGTACAAAAGGAATTACTGGAAGACCTCAAGGCCATGGAAGACACGGTTAAGCGCACCAACGAACCCTACGCCCTGATCAAGCCCCTATGAGCGTTGCAGAGGCAATCCTCGACGACGAGGTATATCTTCAGACCGAGTTTGCGAAGCTTTCCCCTGTAGAGCAGGCCACCATCAATTGGCAGATGACATGGCTGAAGGTGCAGGCGCTCAAGCACCAGATAGAGCCTGAGGGTGACTGGTGGAACATATGGTTACTGCTGGCTGGCCGTGGAGCCGGGAAGACCAGAGCGGCGGCAGAGACGCTGGGATGGTGGGCATGGGAGCAGGCAGGCACCCGGTGGCTGGTATCCGCTCCGACCAGTGGAGATTTGAAGAGCACCTGCTTTGAGGGTGAGTCCGGCCTACTGAAGGTCATTCCCCCGGCCATCATTGAGAAGTACAACTCCAGCCTGCATGAGATCACCCTGATCAATGGGAGCCTGATCAAGGGTATCCCGGCATCGGAGCCTGAGCGGTTCCGGGGGCCGCAGTTCCACGGCGGCTGGCTGGATGAGTTGGCCGCATGGGAATACCTGCGTGACTCATGGGACATGATCCAGTTCGGTATCCGGCTGGGTACACGCACCAAGCTGATCTGCTCGACTACGCCCAAGCCCAAGGACGTGGTGCTGGAGTTGATAGAGCGCGAAGGTGACGACGTGACCATCACCCGGGCCAGCACGTACAGCAACATCAAGAACTTGGCCCCATCGTTCCAGAAGCAGATTCTTCAGTACGAGGGCACCAACCTTGGACGGCAGGAGATTCACGCTGAGATCATCGACCCCGAGGAAGGCGGCATCGTCAAACGGGACTGGTTCAGGCTGTGGCCGGACGGCAAGCCCTTCCCCAAGCTGGAGTACATCCTCCAGAGCTATGACTGCGCCACCAGTGATAAGACGATCAACGACCCGACCGGGTGCATCACACTGGGCGTGTTCAAGCCCATGGACGGTGGCATGTGCGTCATGATCCTCGACTGCTGGCAAGACCACCTGCAATACCCGCAACTGCGCCCCAAGGTGATCGACGAGTTCGAGACGGTCTACGGTGAAGGCAAGGGCAAGAAGCTGGTGGACGTGATCCTCGTGGAAGACAAGAGCGCAGGCATCTCCCTGATCCAAGACTTACAGCAGGCGCACCTGCCTGTGATCGCCTACAACCCCGGCAGGGCTGACAAAGTACAGCGACTGTCCATCGTGGCGAACATTATCAAAGCTGGAAGAGTCTGGGTGCCAGAGTCGGGCAAGCGCAAAGGCTTTGTCAGAGACTGGGCTGAAGGCATGGTCAGCCAGATATGCTCATTCCCCGAGGGCACTGTGCATGACGAGTTCGTAGACTGCATCAGCCAAGGACTACGGTATCTGCGCGATGCCGGGTGGATCAGCATCGACGCACCACCACGGGAAGACTTGGAGCAGGAAGACATCACCGACGCAGAGATATACAACATGCGAGGCCGCGAGAATCCGTATGGTGTCTGACAAAAGCGTAGTCTGACTACTAGTCAAAAGCGTAGTCTGACTACTAATCACAAATCATTACAGGAGGTAGAATGGCAAATGACGACTACATCGAAATCAATGCAGGCGAAGACTATTCCAAGATTGTTCAGACCGACGGAGTCCGAACCACGGTGTGCGCCAACCGCTTTGAAGTCCTCACCAGTGCTCGTGCAGAGATCAACGAGCAACAAGCTATCCAGCAGTTGCGCGAGTGGATCAGGTGGCGCAGAGATAAAGAGTTGCGAGAGTCTGGCGATCTGCCAAGCTGATGGACGTTGCTCTGACTGCCCTGCGAAGGCATAATCTCGGCAATTCCCTTTTGAGGTTGATATGCCTTTGACACCCGCGCAATTAGCTGAACTACAGCGCCTAAAAGAAATGTTTAAGCCTGCTGGATTGCAGTTTGATCAGCGCATGCAAGGTATTGCCAATATGGAAAAGATGGCAGGCAAAGGCGTGTCACTGCCTACTGATAAGAAGGCCAAGGGTGGGTCAGTGATGGGCATCAACGTGGCATCCGACCGCAAGGCAGACCTTAGCTATGCTGATCTGATTGTGGACGGCCACAAGACATATGAGTCCCGCAACAGTGACACCTTACGCCCCTACGTAGGCAAGCGTGTGGCTATTGTCAGGACTGGTGAAGGCCCAGCCAAAGCCATTGGAGAAGTGACTATCGGCGAACCCGAGGTGGTGAACAAGAAAAGATTCCGCGAGATGGAAGGCCACCACTTGGTGCCTGCTGGGTCACAGTTCGACATCAACACAGAGACCAAGCACCTGTACCCATTGCACAAGGCAGAGCGGTACGAGAAGGAACATGACGTAGGTCTCGGCATCATCTCCCGCAAGGTGATCCACGAGGCCAAGGGCGGCAAGGTCGAGGTGCGTCCTACCGTATTTGATGATGCGGCCAGCCGTCGCAACCCCAACATAGAAGCCGCCGCACGGGCACTGGCTGATGGCAAGATGAAGCAAGCGGCCTATGCCAAGGTGGTGGCAAAAGAAAAGCCTGTGAAGGCGTACAACTTCATTCCCAAGCCTGCCACTGACGAGCAGGCAATGGACGTACTGATTGACAGGCAGAAGCAGAATTGGAAGTCACACAACAATTGGCCTGCTGGGCACCGTGTTGGACTACGCTTGGACATCCCGGCATACGAGCGCCATGGTGTGTGGGTGAACTCCATCCATGATGAGTCGGGTGGGCAGGACAAGTTCCCCACCTCATATGGTTCGGTATCCTCGGTACGCAATGCAACCTTTGAGGGCTCCCCAAGCAAAGCCATCCGGGTTGCCACTGGCGAGCAGACCAAGACACCGTTTGCCCGGATAAAGGGTGAGCTTGAGCACATCGACGAAGACAAAGCCGTCAAGCACATGCAGAAGTACCTGAACCATCCTGACTACCGTCAAGTGGGATACGACCCGCGCCGCCATGGTGACTTCTATGACCGCGAGACCATGAAGCCCATCACGCACTCTGAGCACGTCGTTCAGATCGGCCCCTTGGTGCTGGCAAAGAATCCCGTGTATGGCAAACGCTCGCTGTATGGACAAGGTGGCCCAGTCACCCATGCCCACCACCTAGATATTGAGGAACGCTCACTATGAAGAAGCTGGTCGGAGAGGGCAAGCCCTTTCACTCCTCTATTGACAGAGCCGCTGGCCTGCTGAGGCGCAAGGTTGGGACTGGTGCCGAGTTCATGAAGGAACTGATGGGCATCCCCGGCATCAAGCAGACAGAGATACAAGAGCGTGGACTGGGTGAAGTGTTGGGCATGCCACGCATGACTCATGACCAGTTCATGGCGAACCTTGCCATCCGTCCAGTGCCAGCTATTGCTGAAAAAGTTTTGGGTGAAGAGCCTGAGCCGCCAAGCAGAGAGGCGCTTCGCAAGTATGCCAACAGGTTAATCTCAACACGCTCTAGAGAGTACGCTAGTGAGGCATCTGACACGTCAAGCGAATACCGATCCCTTCTTGCGGACGAAATGAGAAGGTTGCGATCCAGCCATATGCCAAATGCATTGCGTATTGCGCGAGAGCATTTGACTGAACAACCTGATCATGGATACCATGAGAAATGGACGCTTCCCGGCGGCGAAAACTACCGCGAGATGCTGATCAAGATGCCTGCTAAGTATTGGGCGCAACGCCCGGGCGAAGAGAAAATTCTATTTGATGACCCTGATGAGGCATCCAAGCATGCTGGGAGCAGTGGGCAAGCTTCCGTTGTATTGGGACAGCAATTATTTCCCGGCGTAGGCGCTCACTTTAATCATGAGCCAAACATCCTTGCCAGCATGCGAGTGAAAGACCGCACTGGCCCCAGCGGTGAGAAGCTGTTGCACCTTGAAGAGTTGCAGTCTGACTGGCATCAGCAAGGGCGTGATAAGGGGTACGGTAAGGTACAGCGCCATGAATATGAAATAAGAAATGCTAACGGCCAACTTTTGATGACCCTTAGAGACAAAAGAGAAGCGGAAGATTACGCAAAGAACCACAACGGAACAGTCACAGAGTCAGAACCCTTCACTGTTGACACTGGCATACCCGATGCCCCATTCAAAAAGAACTGGGAAGAGATGGCGCTCAAGCGTCTGATCCACCATGCCGCAGAGAAGGGCTACCACGGTGTCGTGGTGACTCCCGGCGTGGAGCAAGCCAAGCGATACAACATCGGCAACCACATTGGCTACCTTGGCTATCACCCAGAGGAAGAGCGCCTAAAGGCATACGGTCATGATCGCCGTGAGGTAATGAACGAAGCTGGCATTAAGAAGGAAGACTTGCCCAGCCACATTGGCAAGGAGGTTGCAGACCGCCTGCTGAAAGCCCCGCAAGTATTGGGTACTCACCAGCTTGAAGGTGAGGACATTCATGTTGGCGGCAAGGGCATGAAAGCTTTCTACGACACTAAGGTTCCCAACATCCTGAACAGCATTGGCAAGAAGTATGGTGTGAAGACTCAGTTGGGTGGTCATCGCTTGCAGGGTTCGCCAGAAGACTATGGCAATGCCGTGGAAAAATTAGGCATCGCTCACATCCCCATGGCGCAACTAACGCCAGAGCAAAATCAAAAAATTGCTGAAACGGCTGATAAGCGGTTGCACCACTTCCCCATCACAGAAGACATGCGTAAAGACGTATTAACCAATGGCCTTCCCCTGTATGCACAGGGTGGCATCATTCATAAAGCCGAAGGAGGCAACGTGCAACCATCACTGACCCAAATGAAGATGGAGATTGCCAAGAAGGCTAACCCCATCAACCTGAAGAACATCGGCGTGAACGAAGCCCCCGGCATGTTCCCCAAGACATTCTTCCCACCAGATCAAGAGTACGGCGGCATGCCTACTCCCGGTGGTGTGGCAACCACCAGCGGTATGCCTGTCGGTGGTGTAGACACCAGCCAACAGCAACCCGGCCAGCAGTTGATGCCTCAGCCTATGACACCACCTCCCCAGCCTGAACAACAGGGTGGATTACCCGGCCAGCCCCCTCCTCCCGGCGGTATGCCTGACATGGCTCCACAAGGAGCAACACCGCCCATGGGCAACATGCTTCAGATGACACCGCAAGGTCAGGCGCTGGGTGCCATGAAACCCCCACAGGCCATGGCTAAGGGCGGTTCTGCTAAGTCCGTGGAGGAGATGAAGTCTGAGATGGCCGCAAAGGCACCTACTGATACTGGCAAACGTGTGACCATCAATGCTGAAGGCTCTGGCGGCGTGAAGGGTATCGTCGTGCCCCGCCACACACTGGAAGGCAATAAAAAAGCTGGCGCTGTCGGCATGCATGAGATGAACGAAGCCCGGGCAAAGGTCTATGGCGACGACCACCGCGACCCGCTGACCCTCAGCAAGATGGCCTCAATGCACAAGAAAACATTGGCCGACCACTTTGCAAAGTCGCCTGAAGAACAACACGAGGCAGAAGAGGCCGCACTGAATCGCCTGCGTGAAGCCAAGCACATTGGCAAGACAGCCAACACGTTGGATGAGTCAGAGAAGCTGGACACCGTGCGCCATGAGGAAGACGCACAAGGCCGCACTCACATTGGATTTGCCTCTAAAGGCGTGGCAGGTCATGCTCTGTACACCACAGGCCACGGCAAGGACACCAAGTACAACGTCATCAACACCTGCCCCGGTCAGACCGAAGGCTGTGGCGGTGGTAAAGATGCAAATGGCATTGTGGACACCAAGAAGGGCACCTGCTTTGCGCCGAATGCTGAGTCCCAGTACGCTGGTGCCGCAGTACGCCGAGCCGCTCATGAGCAGGCCAAGCACGACCCAGCCATGACCAATGACTGGATACTGGCTCACACTGGCTCATTACGTAATGCCGCACGACTGGCAGACAAGAACAACAAGCGTTTGTTGTTCCGTCCCAACGTGGTGGACGAGACCGACGTGACCTCACGCCACGTTATCCGTCACTTGAATGACCAGCGCAAAGCCGACAAGAAGCCGCCAATCATTGCCAACTCTTACGGCAAGACCAACGAGTTGCATGATCCAGAGAACGGCTACTACGTCACCCACTCCAACGTCGGCCCCAAGGTCAAGAAGGGTGAGTCCATTGCTGAAAACATTGGCCGTGACAAGGCTCGTGTACGCAACACCATCATGGCCGCTGACAACAAGGGTGACTTCACAAATGAGCAGGGCAACAAGACACCGCCCAAGGGCTCTTACATGGTGACTGACGTGAAGCGCGGCTCACCTATGTCCAAGAAAATGGAAGAGCACATCACTCACGCCAAGTATTGGACGACTGGCCGCGAAGACCATGAGTTGACACCTGAAGAAAAGAAAGAAGGCCCAGAAGGTCACTTTGGCGGCGACGGCAAGCCCACCAAACCAGAACAGGCTCACTACGGCCACACCACTGTTGGCGGCAAACGCTTTGACTACCAGAAGCAACACATCCTGCACCCACGTCTGGTGAACGTACCTGAGCGCAAGAA